TTGCATCCATTTTGTTAAAGAAGTTTTTTAACCATGCTTCTGATTTGCCACCAATAGTATAAAAATCTTTTTCAAAAGTTGCTTCAATCATATTTAATTGATCTAAAGCATCTGTACCACTTAGTATGTCACCTTCTAATTTGCCTTGTATTTTCTTAGACATATTATTAAGATTACCTTTACCAATAGAAATGTTACCTTCATTATCAATATTAATTGTTTGACCTTGAAGATCAGCAAGAATAAATTCTTTTCTTTTTTCTGGGTCCATTACACCAGCTAAATCTAATTTTTTTTTCTATAGCTAATTTTGATGCTGTTGAATATTTATCTATATTATTAACATATTCACTTTGAGGAACGCGCATTTCCATACCGTCAACAATACGAGTAACATCCATAAACTTATTACCAGCTTTTTGGTTTTCCATATAAACATTAGATAAAAATTCAGCGCCCTTTTCAGGACCTAATGTTAAAGCAAATGCTTTTTGTTCATTATCAACATAATCACTTTGCATTAATAAATTAAATGTGTCTTTAGATTGTAACTTATCTTGCATAGCCATATTAGTTTGTAATTGGCTTAAATTTTTATTTATTGAATTATCATAACTTTGTGTGCCTGCATCAACACCAGCTTTTAATATCATAGCAGGATTTATATTGTCTGTTGCAGGACGAGGACCAGCTAAAGCCATCATATTTAAACCAGCATCTAATAACCCTCTACCTCTAGCTTTTCTTACAGTATCAATACCAAGAAGATTAGCCATTTGATTATTTTCTAATGTTGGCAACATCATATTTAAAACTTTATTCATTGCATCTGCCATTTAAAATGCACCCAATCCGCCTAGTAAAGCACCACCCATTAAGTATGGATTAGCCGAACCTGTAGCACCAATCATATCGTAAATACCAGCACCACTAGAAGCACCACCAAGTAAACCCATAATAGGATTTCTTGACATTGGCGTTATGCTAGATGTTGATGTTCCAAAAGGACCACCGACACTAGCTTGATACTCTCGTAGTTTTTCATATGGTTTACGTTGCTCGAATTCAAATCGTTTCATCGCATCACCAAGTTGTCTTTCTGCTAATTCTTCTCTAGCACTACCGACAGTTTGTAGCTTAGCTATATCGCTATAATCCATTTCACCAAGTTGAGGTGCTCTCATTGACATAGAGTCCATAACGGCACGTTCTCTATTATAGTTATCGGCATATATTTGATTAGATAAGTTACCTAAAGAGTCTGCTACCATTCCAGTATGTGCAGGGGAACCATAACGTCCAGCTAAAGATACGTTGGAGTTAACGCCTGCTTTTACTTTATCCGACATTGTATTAAATAAATTATTTAAATACGGGTTTGTTGATGGATTAAGAAAAGCACCACTCATTACATTGTCTGCGTAAGTTTGTGATTTATTAAGTAATGGATTGCCTTGTGTTGCTCTTGCTTTTGCTAATTGTAATGCTGTTTCTGTTTCATTGGCAAAAGGAACATAAGTTTGATTTGGGTAATAATTAGGTACATCAGAATTAAATAATTCTTCCGCGCGTTGAAATCCTTTTTCTAAATACGGTGATTGTACTTGCCAAGGTTCCGTAATTTGTTGTGTTGTTTGCGTTCCTGCACTTTTACTCATTTTAATTCCTTTGTCATAACGATATGTTTAGCTTCATAATCCTTTAATTTTTTTATCCATCCTTTACGTCCGACTAATTCGATACGTTTACAGTTATTTTCTTTGGCCCAATCTTCTACTTGTGATGTCATTTGATCTAACCATTTTTTCATATTAGAACCACCAGCTAAAAACCAGCGACATACTTTAAATTTAGGATACTCTATTATTTGCGTTAAAACGGCCGACTCTACTTTATGTGTCCAGCTTATCCATAACTGCATATCTTTTTGTAAGATACCGTCTAATAAGTTTTGACCATTATACGAAAAGTCATCATACATTACGGCTTTTAATAATAACGGTTCTACCTGTCCCCATATAATATGAACATTCTTAGGAGGAACATAAGATATTATTCTATCCGATGATGATGTACTTGTACGTTCTATCTGTTTGACCATTGTTTGCATGTGTTAATGTTGCGTTTTGTTTTCCTTGTGCGGACACATACAAGCTGGTTATTCCTGCCGACGCGTTTGACGTTGTTGGCATAAATACAATAACACTATCACCACCTAAACGTTTATCATTTAACGTTGTTGTCGTTGTCGACGCGGTTAAGGTTATTGTGCCTGTACTGTTTAATTTTCCATCTAAGGAGTTGTTTGTAACAATGGCTATTTGTCGTCGATGATCTTCTGCTACTGGATTAGATAACGGAACAGCTTGAAATTGGCCAGCCATTATCGTTTTCCTTCGGGTCTTGCTTCGACATCAACACCCTGCATATTCGTAAAGTTTCCATTTACGATAACTCTTAATCGGTGATACCTTGAATTAGTACGTAAAGGACAATCACCTGATGCTTTTACGGTTACGGCACTTCCTGTAGTTAATGTGTCTGCTTGGGAGGAACGAGAGATTGGTGTAACTGTTATTGTCGTGTTTTCTCCGTTCGCGTCTACAATTGGACGTGCGTTAATTAACGTTGATCTTTTACCTTCAGCACCTTCAAACTCTGTTGTATCGACGGTAGCGGTCATTGACCCACCCATAAATTTACCAAACTTTTTAGCGCTCGAAAATCCTGCTAAACCAAGTACACCTTCTTGATAAAAATAAGAGTCAAGCGGTCTAGGTAAATCATCTAATGACCCTAGTACATCTAAACTTTCTAATGTTGTAAATGCTTCTTGGGAAGCTGTACCAATAAAATCTAAATCTTGTCCTGAACAAGTTGACCATGAGTCAGTTGCGTAATTATAAACAAGCATTTTATTATTAATTGTACTAGAACCAGTAGCACCAGAACCACGATAAGAAACAACATATAAACTGTTGTTAGTATCAATAGCCGAACATATTCCGTCAAAGTTACTTGATAAGTCCTCGAAAAAAAATTCATCAATTTTACCTTTAGATATGGGTGTAATTTTTGAACCGTTAGTAATTTTATAAAATCCATCTTGTGATAAAAAGAATACATCACTACCTACACTTGCAATTGACTTAGGCGCAAAGGCCCCGATATTATCTGCTACTTTAGAAAATTGAAATACTAAAGGTGCACCAATAAAGTCTGCTCTAAAAATTGCTTTGTCTGTAAAGATAACACCAAAACTTTCACCTCCTACTATGCCTTGTATATTACCTGAGTCTGGTAAATCTTGGGAGTCAGAAAGCGTAGTCTGTGATGGGGTAAATGTGGTAGGGTCATTTATCCCTGACCATTTTACGCGGTTTGAGTATGTGGTGCCACTTTCATTTGTGTATCCAGCAAAAACAAAGTCTCTTATAACAGCAACATATTTAGCTTTTAGTGAAACTAAATCGGCAAAAGCTGTTGATGTTCCTTCTACAAAAGACTGAATATTATCAGCAAAGTTAGTAGCAATAACTCTGTTACCAAATTGGCAAAAGGACCAAAAGTCACGAGCATTTTCTGTAGTTGAGTTATTGTAACCTCCTGCTTTCGATTTATCGACAAAGACAATACTAGAATTCATTTGATACAATTTTGTTGCATCACCGCAATAGTTCGTTGTGCCTGATGCACTTAGTTGCGTATGTAATCCTACGGCTGGTCCTGTTAAAGCTGTTGTTGTTAATTCTGTAAATGATGGAAAAGATTTATACCCTTTTGCTAAAGGAATAACATTGTCCACTTTCATGCTTCCTCTATTTTGAAAAGAAGGCATGTCAGACATTAACTGACCGAACTCAATCATCCTACACTCTTAGCTGTCATTTGTAACGGGCCCGAAGAATGTCGCCCAGACTCATCAGATGTATTCGCTACTCTTACAGCTTCCCTATACAATTCTGCCCAAACACCTAATCGTTCATCTTGCATTAAGAAAGGTGCACTTTCTAATAACGATGCATATAAATATAAATCAGGATGGTTTGTTAAAATAGCATTAGTTGTATTGTCATCACTTAACGCTGTTGGTTTAGAATAATAGGCCCACTCAATAGAATACGAACTATCTGGAGTAGGACCGAAATATAATTTTTCACCTATAATTGTTTGATAGATAGGCTCTCCACTTGTTACACCACCATAATTTTTTGTTAATTCAAAAGGTGACATATACCGTAAAACTATTTTTGGTGATGTGTTTAACGCAACATATCTAAACTCTAAAAAGTTTGTTGGTAGATCAATATAATTTTGACCACCTGTTGCGGTTGCTGTGCCAACACTTTCCATTATACGTAAACGTAAATCTCTACCGTGTCTTGCTTCTGCTAATGCAATAAAATCAGGTATGTAAGATGTTAGATCATCGCGGTTTAAATAATTTGCTATTGATGTTTTTAAATTTGCAAATGTATCTAATGCCATTAAATTTCTCCGTGATGTGTTCTAAAATACATAAATTCGTTACTGTTTAATTTTTGTTTTATTTTTGGCCAATCGTTTTTATCAAAAAAATTAATTCCTTCTTTACGCCATTGATCAATTACTATTCTAGGAATACAAGCAACATGTTTCATTATATCACCGCTTTGATCGATGTGGTTCATTTCTATTTTATTCATATTTAAAATAGGTTCCACATCTTGCGTTTTATAAATAATAGACTTGTCCTCCGCTTCGTCATAATGAAAGAATTCTTGCACATCGGCTGGATTAAAGGCTTGGTTAAATTTAGTAAAATTTGGCATATTTCCTAGGTTTTTTAAGGTTATAAATTATTTATTTGACATATAACATTGTTATAGGGTATAACATTGTTAATAAACAAAAAGGATAAAACGATGTTAAATACTAAAGAAAAAATTAATACTAACATATTTGTAGGTCAAGGTGTTACATATTCAATTGGTAGTGATAGCTATGCTATGACTGTTATTAAATACGAAAATAATGTTGTAAGTGTTCAGCATGATAAAGATATTCCAACAAATAATCACGATGTTTACGGTGAACAAAAAAATCTTTATGTCCCTGATGAAAACGGTCGTATTGAACATTATAAACAATACAATTGGTACGATGGACCAAGATGGTTTAAAGTTAAATATAATTCTAAAACTAAAAGATGGATAAAAAATAATATATTTGGTCGTCATCCAGCTACAATACATTTTGGTTTTAGAAAAACATATAGGGACCCTAGCTTTTAAAAAGAGGGGGTTTATACCCCCTCCCCTTAATTAAAATTTACGAAGTAGTTAAATCAAATACACCACCACTAGCTTTTTCATTTTCACTAACAAGTGTGTACTCAACGATTAGTTGAGATTTTTGAGAGTCACCTGTTACTGATAAATCTTGTGTAGTGAATGGTCTTAAATAACCAATCGCCCATTTATCAGACTCTAGGATTAAACAATCTCTTGATCTTACTAATCTGTTTGGAATAACTTTTAATGTGCCGTAGTCACCTCGGTAAACATCAAAATAATCATTGATAGTACCGTTGTTATCGACAACACTTCTAGTAGCGTCTGCTCTACCAGTAAAGCCGTTCATTTTTCTTTTGTTGAAACTTCCAACATGAACAGTATCAGGATTTCCACCAGAAGCGAAAATTAAGTCTAAAGCACCTGTAAACATTGCTTCAGTGAAAACTGCTTGTGTTCCATCAGTTCTTGCATCAGTACCGTTTCCAGTAGGTGATGCTGGTGAACCTGAACCACTCATAATGTCGTTAGTTGCAATCCAGCTTTGACAAGAACCTAGTTCTCTTGCTGTTGAACCGTTACCAGCAACTTGGCCATTGTTTAAACCTATCATTGCGTGTTCCATGTCCTTTTTTAATTCTTTGGACTTGTGTAACATTTGAAAAGCTTTTTCTTTTTTTCTGCCTGCTCTGTTAACCGCATCTAAAGTGTTTGATACTACAACAGTTTTATCAGAAATCTGCGTGTAGTTACCTACTCTAGCGGTAGTTAGAGAAGCGTCTAAAGTTGCCTCGTCTCCCTCAATAACTTTGTTATCCGCTACTGCACTTAAATTTAATGTTTGCCATTCATGGTAAGTGGAATTAATATTTTGATTTTTTAATGACGATAAAAACGGTGTTTCCGTTACCGCTACCATAGAAATAAGATTTGATAAATCTTCTCTATTTCCTACACTGTCATAAGAGTCAAAAGTATTTGTTGGCTGTGCCATATATTTTCTCCTATATAGTTAGTTGATTACGTTCATAAACGCATCTAGCATGTCCTCTGACTTGCCAGACTTAGCACGTTTAAAACTTGTGCGACGAGTTTCGTAATTAACATCTTCTTTAGAAGTAGGAACACCAGCTTTAGAAACTTTAGGAACCTTGTTTACTTTTTTTCCATCTAACTTAGCTTTCTTTAATTGATTATATTTCATACCTTCTATCGCTACCATTACGGTACGATGATCAGTTAACATGCTCAATTCTTGATCACTAAATCCAATATCATTTAAATAATTCTTTACACCTAATTTTAGCTTATCACCTTTTACGGGGTCAGCATACTCAGGTACTTTTTCCTGCAACATTGCAGACTGGGAAGTAACATACTGTTTGTATTTAGCTTCTGTCTCTGCTTTTTGTTTTGTTTCTATTTGCTTTAGTTCTGCTTCCGCTTGTTGACGTACTTCTTTCTTTTTATCAGACTCAGCTTTTTGGCGAACGTATTCAATTGGGTCGTCTTTATAAAGTTGGTCCCAATCAATATTTTCCTCTGTGTCTTGTTTAATAAAAGATTTTAATTTTACTGCGTAGTCATCGCGTTCTTTTTTGACCGCTTCCATTTCAGCTTGCGTTTTAGTTCGTTCGGTTTCTAAACCTCTGCGTTCTTCTGCTAACTGATTTGTTTTAGTCGAGTAATCTTTTTGCCTACTATATCCTGCAAGAAGTTCGTTAAGGTTAACTTTTTCTTCTAAGCCATTTACTTTGACTGAATAAAGTTCCTCATTAGCTTCTGCTGGGGAGTTGTCGTCAATTTCCTCTAATTCCAAATCGTCGGGAGTTGGTTCACTTTCGGTTGCGTCTGGTTGTGCTTTCGCGTCCTGTTCAGCCGATTGTGTTGGTGCTTCGTTCTCTGCGGTTATAAAGTTCTCGAATTCACCTAATAAGTTTGTTTGTGCTACTGGTTCTTGAACCGTAGCGTCGTCAGTAACCGCTGTTTCCTGTGTAGGATTGTCAGCCATATTTTACCTATTCTTTAAGTATTGTTCCCGTTTCCATAATGGATTGTATTCGGGTTTGTACGGAGTCAAGCATCTTTACCATCATGTAAATTTTTTCTCTTGCTTCCGTATCACGAAGGGGAGTATCTAATAATTCATTAATTAACTCTTTTCGTAATTCTTTATAAGACTCTTGATAAAGCGGATTTTCTATAATTGCTTTAGCGTCATTAGATCGTTGTATTTCTTGTTCTGGGGTCATCTACCTTTTGCCCTGTAAGAGTAAGTTCCTTTTTTACCTTGATCTTGTGCGTAAGATTTTTCTCTATCTCTTGTTTGTGCTGGTGAAAAATATCCTGAGTCTTTTCTTACTTGATTAACAAATTGACCTGTGTTTAAATTTTTATATTTATCTTTTAAATCTTCTTGATTTTTTTTAACATAATATGAATTTACATTTATATCACCAATATATGCATCATTTACTGGCGTTCCTTTAGTTTCTTTATAAGGTTTAACATCGTCATTAATCATTAACAAACCACCTTGTGTTTTTTGTGCGTTTGTTTGACCACTACCAGTTATATCAAATCGTAAACCGCCATCAGGTTCAAATATAGGGTTAGCAGGCAAGTCACCTAAGAAACCTCGTTTCTTTAATTCTTTTATTATTTTATTTCTTTTTGCTTCTTGTAATTTACCAAATGCTAAAGTGAAATAAGGACTAAATGGCATTTGACCTGAATCTAATTTAACCATGTTACCTTTACTTGGTAAATAGCCAAGTATAGAATTACTTAGTCGTCCCCTATCGACAAGGTTTTGAATGTATTCTTCATTTGTCATTTTTGCTATTTCTTCATCTGTTGGAATGTATAATTCTTCTGCTCGTTCTTCTTCAAAAGTTTTTCCATTATCATTTTGAACACACATTGGATGATTGGCATTAGCTGGCATCGAACAAAATACTCCCATGTCAAAATCACTTTCAGGTGTATCTGGTTCAGGAGTCATTGGGTTTGTTGAAAATTTAAAAGGTGTTGCTGTTGCAAAATCCATAGGGACTGCACCTAAAGGTGTACCACCTCCACTAGCAATAGTAGAAAATAAAGATGACTCGCCAAAAGGTGTAAATTGTACCATTATAAAGTTCCCATCTGTGCTTTTCTATTCATCTTTTCTCTTTCCATTTGTAACTCTGCTAGCATTTCTTGTTTTTTTAATTCTAACTCAGCTACTTGTTCTTGTTGTTTCAATTCAAGTTCAGCTTCCATCTTTTCTTTTTTCAATTGCAATTCAGCAATGTTCTTTTCTCGGTCAGCTTGTATTTGTTGTTGTGTAGCGATAAGCAACGGGTTTTCTTGCATTGGGTCTTTAGGCTGTTCAGGAGGAAGTGTTTCGGGATTTGTAAAAAATTCCTGCGGGGATTTAAACCCAGCATTATGAACCATGCGCTCTAGCGTATTGTAGATGTTTTGTTCATTTGCTAATTTACTACCTGACATCATTATTTTTTCTTGGATGCCTAAAATTTGACCTAATATTTGAAGCCGTTGCTCATGGCTTCCCGTTCCTAACCCCACGTTTATTGTTAAATTAAATTTATTTTTCCACTCTCTTGGGTCTATTGGAACGTAATTGTTTCTAATTTTTATTATTTTTTTATAATCTTGATATTGTGTTGTTAATTTTAACAAACAATTCATTAAATCTTTAATACCTGTTTCGGCAAACACTCTAGCAATTGTTTCAATACGTTGACCAGCCGATGCCATTGCTTCTTTAACACCTGTTGCTGTTGTATGTGATTTTTGTATAGTGTTAGGGTCCAAGCCTTGTTGCATCCTACTAATGCCTGAACGTTGTTCTTTTATTTGATCAACTTTCTCCATCATTGCCAAACCTTCTTGCATAAAGTTTTGTGCTTGTAATGGAACAACAGCATTAGGTGATTTAACTCTTACAATGTTGCCTGCGCGCGATTGTAGTAAGTCATCAAGATTTACTTGTGAGTCAACAGCCAATACGCGTGAGTTGTTCATTAGAAAAGCGTTGTCAAGACACTGACGTAGAAGTACACTCTTTATTTGCTGGATGTCCATAACGAGGTCTGCAACACTCATTCCAAATAAACGATGCGGATTAATAATCGGTGTAATAGTAGAAAAAGGAATATATGATATTTCTTCTACGTGTAAAATTTCGTTTGTATCTCCTACCGTACAAACTTTTAATAATTCTGCTACACCATCATTATCAATATCTGTTCTTATATAATTTTCATAATATAAAACTTCGCGCATAGAAGGGTCAGCGCTTTCGTCCATGTAACTTTCTTCATTAAATAAGTTACGACTTAGCGACTCCTCATTCCATGTTGAGTTTGCGTAGTTTGGTATATCTTCTATTTTTTTTCTATCGTACCCCTCACCTATTAAATCACTAACCGTTTTTTTTAATCGGTGTGCAACGTAAGGCGCATCAGCTAAAGTTTTGGTACGTTTAGAAACAAGCATTTCTTCGGGAGGAACGTTTTCAATGCAAATTTTACCTGATGATGATTTACGTCGAACATCAACGTTAAATACAGTTTGGGTGTCTGCCATTTCACCTTGCTCTGTCATTACCATTTTTTCTTCAGTAACTTCTTCAACGTTAACTACTTCAACAGCATCATCTATCAATAAAGCCTGATATTCTATCTCTGTAAGGCCTTTATAAGACTCTTTAAGGAATTCATCCTCGTATTTATAATAATGCTTTATAAACCCGTTTTTTTGGATTAATGCATCTTTGAACCACGTATAAAATACTTTCCAGCCGTCATTTTCTTTAAATATTATATGATTAATATATTCCGTGGCTTGCTTAGATGCTTCTTCATCTTCAGGACCTACAGGCTCAAATTTTACAATATCGTCTCCTGCGGTAAAGATACGTAATAAACTTGGAAGCACACTTTCTACGGCTTCTAATACATCACTACTTATAACTTGTGATCTGCCTTCTACTTCATTACCAAATGGCTCTGAATTGTAATAATCTAAGGCTAGGGAACGTTCTTGGACCAGTTTACCGTTTTGATAGCCTAAAGCATCAGTTATTTCGCGTGTAATAGTGCCTTTTAGTTCTTGTTCTTTTTTTTTGGTTAATTTCATTGATTATTATATTGTTGTAGTGTAACAGTGTTATATGACTAAATTTCAATTTAGAAAATTACTAAAATTTCTTGGTATATCCCAAGGGAAGCTGGCGAAGGAAGTCGGTATTACCCGAACAGCCGTCGGTAATTATTTCAATGGCCGTAGGCCCGTGAATAACCAGTTGGCTTGGGGTCTAAATCTTAAAGAACAGATTGTCGAAAAAGATAAACGTATTGCCTTTTTAGAAAAAAAGGTTTCTAAACTATCCCAGAAGGCCCGTAATTAAGTTTACTGGACCAATCGCTTGACTCGTTCAAGCCTATACTCATATACCTCATTGCATCACATGAATTACTTTCAGGTCCGTGATGAGGTGTTGACGTTTGTTCTCCTAGTTGGTTTTTCTTCCATCGGTATTGTTTTAAACAATTAATGAGGTAGTCTGTTTTGTCTTTATTAAAATAACATCGTTTTAAGGACATCCGTAAAGAGTTTATTCCGTCCTCTATTTTAAGTTTGGGAACAGGTTGTATAAACCATCCTAAATTAGATGCTATCTCCTGCCTGCTTTTTCCTGACCCTAACTCTGTAACCACTATGTCATGCCCAGCGAAGTGGTTATCATATGTATAGGGTAGTTCTTTTAATCTATTGGCGTAGTATTCTAAACTTTCTCCTGACCCTTCTAAATGATCAATAACATGTATAGCCGAACCTACCTTCTGAATAAAAACAATGCTAAAAGCATCACGAAATCCAATATCGGAAAATGTGGTAACGGGTAACTCTGCGATGTGAGGAACATTAGTAATTCTATTTTCATTCTCCACCATCTGCATTGATTTTGTGTAAATACCGCCAACGACTCCAGCGTCAAAATCTACCATAAACTCGGTATCATATTCTTCAGGGGACATCATATTCTTTAGATTGTCCAACTCGTCTTTTGGTATTATTTTTGTATCTTCTACGGTGTACTTTTTAACAAACCAATCTTTATGGCCTTTATTATTCATATAAAGGTCATAAAAAAAATTATGCCCCGAAGGGGTCCCGATGGCGATTAGCCATCCCGATTTTTTATCCATCTGGTGTCTATCGACTAAAGCTGGCCGTAAGACCTTATTTAATAAATCTTTATGGAGTAACTGACACTCATCAAGAATAACACCGTCCGCAAAAATTCCACGAATAGAGTCAACGCTATTTCCGTCGGCCCCTAAAAGTTGTATTCTTCTTCCCCCTACCATATCACAACGAAGTTCTGTCTCGTGATACGTAGTTCCCTTAATATTTTTTGTTAAAAATTTTAGCGTATCCCAATGTATTTTTTTTACCTGAGAATACGTAGCCGATATTATATAATACCGAGGGTTTGGAAGCTGGCACTCAAAACACTTCTTTAATGTCTCTGCCAAACAAAAGTAGGATTTTCCAAATCTTCTATGTGCTGGGATAACGTTAAAGCGCTTTAGTTTACGATGTAACTGTGCTTGATGTTTCCTTGGTTTGTACGGAATAGTATAAGTAGGCAAAAATAACTTTCTACGGGAAGAAAATTCTTATGTAATTTTTTTTTGAATTTTTTTTGGTAATTCTTTTAAATGAAATAACGGTTTACTAGAAGCTGTATGTATTTTGCCCGTATGTAGTTTTCCGTTTGGCATTTTATGAAAATTGCCGTTAAATACTTTACCATCCTTGGTATAATGCTTCATGCCTGTACCCATTATGATAACTTCTTGCTAATCCACATGTTTTTTACCAACGAGGTACCAGAACCGAATTTTTTATCAGCTTGTGCTTTAACTGATGCATAATTCTTTTTATTTTTATTTGTTTTAGGTTTGCCAAGGTTTTTAGGTCTAGGTTTATCCCATACTTTAGTGCTCATATATCTCCTGTAAAAAAAAAGGTCCTCGAATGGACTCTGCAAAGTGTTTAAATGGCTTGGGTAAAAGTTTTTGTAAAAAAAAAAGGGGTGCCACCTTAATTTCCTAGGTTTTCTGGGGTTTTTATACCAAATAGGATTATTTATCCCATATTAATGGCTAAATACTGCCATTTCTTAGTTTATTTCACAAATTTAAGTAATTTTATTAAGATTTTTAAGTTCTCGTGAGGTTATTAGACTAAAAAGACCTCAATTTTGGATTATTAGACCTATCTCACCCTATTTATCCCAATATAACAGCCAATTACTTCTTCTTACCCTCTTTACCTTTATTACTCTTTTTACTTACTTTTATCTCTTTTTTCTCTTTATTCGATACTTTAGAAGCATATCCAAGCATCTGAAGTAAACCAGACCAATCATTTCTCGAAACTAACTTTGATCTCTCCACCATCTACCCCTGATATTTCTAATTGATCTTTATTACCATATACTCTTGGTGCTAGCTTGCTTGCTCGGAAGGTTTGAAGGTTTATGTGATGTCGCATCATGTTTACATAGTCTCTGTTTGTACGGCCAGCTTTGTTTTCTTCTTTTGACTCGGCCAATGCTTTCTCGGATAGTTCTGTCGTCTCCGCCATCATCCATTCAATGCCATCTGCTTTGCTTTCAGTGTATCTCTTACGAAGATCAGGATACTCAGGATTGTTTAGCCACTGTCTAAATGACTCCCAGTAAACGTCGTGTTTCTTTAATGCTTTTTTAATACTGACTCCATGCGCCAATTCATTCATTATCTTATCAATTAATTCTTCTGAATATTTGCTTGGTCGTCCTGTTTTTTCCATTTACTGTCCATATGTTGACTACAATACCATGTATGCATGTAATCATTACTAAAGATGCCTATATCTCCACAAATATGACATTTTTGATGTTCTTGTTGTTGTTCTCGGGTTTTTTCAAAAAACCACATTCCACTAATGTACTGTTTGACTCTGCGTTTCACCATGTAAGGCTAAAAGTTGATTAGAAAAGAGATT